GATTTTCTCCCTGGCTCCGTAAAGATAAGCTTACAGACTTAGAATGTATTAAATCATACTATGGTTATAGTAATGAAAAGGCATCACAAGCACTGAAAATCTTAACAAAAGAACAACTAACTTTCATCAAACAACGACTTGATATTGGAGGAAAAAAATGACTACCACGGTAGAACCTACTGTTGAATGGTCTCAAGACAAAATGGTAGAAGTGATTCTTAATGAACCTGATGATTTTCTGAAAGTTCGTGAAACTTTGACTCGTATCGGAGTTGCATCACGTAAGGAGAAAAAACTTTACCAGTCTTGCCATATTCTACACAAGCAAGGTAGGTATTATATTGTTCACTTTAAAGAACTGTTTGCTCTAGACGGCAAACACGCAAACCTGACCGTGAATGATGTTCAGCGTCGTAATCGCATTGTGAGGTTGCTCGCTGATTGGGGACTGATTACTGTTGTAAAAGAAAGTTCTGTAACTGATATTGCGCCACTTAATCAAATTAAAGTTCTTGCTTACAAAGATAAAAACGATTGGATTCTTGAACAAAAATATAATATTGGCAAGAAAGGAAAAACTGTAGAAGCAGAATAAATAGTTTCGTGCCATTCGTGCGGCACTCTACAAAAGTCGGAACACCCTAAAGAGAAGTTCGGTTTTTACCTTGCTTCTCTTTTTGTTTTATGGTTAAATAGTATTGGATGCCGTAAGGGTCCACAAAACACAAACTCGCTTTTAAAGGAGCTACCATAATGACTAACCTCACAAGGTATACTGCTGCGGATCTTCCTACCTTGATGGAACGAATCACGCGCAATAGTATTGGACTGGATGAATACTTTGATCGTATCTTTAGTCTTCACGAAACAACTTCAAATTATCCCCCATTCAATTTAGTTCAAGTCAGTAATGTAGAGTCAAGACTTGAACTTGCTCTTGCTGGATTTAAAAAGAAAGAAGTCTATGTCTACACTCAAGACGGCAAACTCTTTGTTGAAGGTCAAAAAGAGGATAAAGAAACTGACACCAGGTATGTACACAAAGGTCTGGCTCAACGGTCATTTACACGTTCCTGGACACTCTCTGACGACACGGAAGTTAGATCAGTTGATTTTGAGGATGGGCTTCTGACTATTACTCTTGGACGAATTGTTCCAGATCATCATAAGAGGAAAGACTATCTCTAAATAATTAAAAAACAAATGAAATCTTTCAAAGAGTTTGAAGCAATTGCTTACAAAGGAGCAGTTCCACACACTGTTTATTCTCAGGGAAAATCTAAAAAAATTCCTAAAGGGAAAGCAGTTCCTGTAAGAAGTCGCTCAAGTGCTGGTGGTGATGGAGATGGTGGTAATGGTGGTGGAAATGGTGGAGAATAAATATAATTGAATATCGTCGGCGCGGGAAGTCCCTGGCAAAATCCAGGTTGACTTCCCCATTTTTTTCGCGTATAATAAGTGGAGGTACTAGTGAATTATGACAGTTAAGATCCTGGTTTTAAAATCTGGAGAAGACGTAATTGCTGATGTTCAGGAGATGGTTTCTTCTGATAATAAGGTTATTGGATATTTTCTTACCAAACCTTGTGTTGTAAAAATGAGAAACGCAAGTCCATTGACAATTGAGGAAACTGATCCTAAAAAACCAGAAAAGAAATCTGAATTTCAGGTATCAATGTATCCTTGGATGCCTTTGGCAAGAGAAAAATCAATTCCTTTAACCACTGACTGGGTGGTTACTATGGTTACTCCAGTTGAAAAAATTTATGAAATGTATGTAGAGGACGTATTACAAGATGGAAAAACTAATCAAGATTCTAGCACTGACAACCAATCAGATTCTGATCAGTCAGATTGAAGAAATCGGTGCTGATATTGGTGAACCTGATTGCAAATTAACAAATCCTTTTGTTGTTAGAAATGATCAAACTTTAGAACCATTTCTTTGTGGGTATACCCGAGAAAAAACTTTTATGATGAGTTCGGACAAAATTTTAACACTTGCTGATCCGACACCAACTCTTCTTGAAAAATATGAGGACTTGATTAAAGAATGAGATTTTATACTAATGTTCAATTGATTGGAAATCAATTTTTGGTTCGTGGAGTAGAGAATGGCAAAAGATTTGAAACAAGAGATGAGTTTTTCCCAACTCTCTTTGTAAAAACTAAAAAAGAATCCAAATATAGAACATTAAATGATGAGGTAGTAGAACCAGTCAAACCTGGTACAGTTAAAGATTGCCGTGAATTTTATTCCAAGTACGATGGTATAGATGGATTTGAAATCTATGGAAATGAACGATACATTTATCAGTACATTTCAGAAAAATATCCAGAGGACGAAATTAAGTTTGATATCAGTAAGATCAAACTTGTAACTCTTGATATTGAGGTTGCTTCCGAGGAAGGATTTCCTGATGTGGAATCTTGTTCAGAAGAAATTCTTTCTATTACAATTCAAGATTATACAACAAAGAAAATTATTACTTGGGGTGTTAAACCATTTAATAATACTCGTAGAGATGTAACTTATCATTATTGTCCTTCTGAGTATGAACTTCTTAATCACTTCATCAATCACTGGATGATTGATGTTCCTGATGTAATTACAGGATGTAACATTCAGTTGTATGACGTTCCTTATATTTGTAAACGTCTAAATCGTGTTCTTGGTGAGAAACTGATGAAACGTTTTTCCAACTGGGGACTTGTAACAGAAGGTGAGATCTTTATTAATGGACGCAAGCATACTACTTTTGATGTTGGAGGTCTTACTCAACTAGATTACTTGGATCTCTATAAGAAGTTTACTTATAAAGCACAGGAATCATATCGTCTTGATTATATTGCCGAAGTAGAACTAGGACAGAAAAAACTTGACCACTCTGAATTTGACACCTTCAAAGATTTCTATACTCAAGGTTGGCAAAAGTTTATTGAATACAACATCATTGACGTGGAACTTGTTGACCGTTTAGAAGACAAGATGAAATTGATTGAACTTGCTCTGACCATGGCATATGACGCTAAAGTTAATTATGCTGATGTGTTTTATCAAGTTCGGATGTGGGACAACATCATCTATAATTATCTTAAGAAACGCAACATCGTGATTCCTCCAAGGAATAAATCGCAGAAAGATGAAAAATATGCAGGAGCTTATGTCAAAGAACCCATTCCAGGAAAGTATGACTGGGTTGTTAGTTTTGACCTCAACTCTTTGTATCCTCATCTTATTATGCAATACAATATTTCTCCAGAAACACTCTTGGAGGAAAGACATCCAACAGCGTCTGTTGATAGAATCCTTAAAAACGAAATAAACTTTGAGATGTATAAAGACTATGCGGTGTGCGCCAACGGCGCAATGTATCGCAAAGATGTTCGTGGATTTCTTCCAGAATTGATGGATAAAATGTATCAAGATCGTGTTATCTTTAAGAAGAAGATGATCGATGCTAAAAAAGAATATGAGAAAACAAAAAACAAAGAATTAACTAAAGAGATTGCCCGATGTAATAATATTCAGATGGCAAAGAAGATTTCTCTGAACTCTGCTTATGGTGCTATCGGCAATCAGTATTTCCGCTATTACAAACTAGCAAACGCTGAGGCAATCACCCTGTCTGGTCAGGTTTCTATTCGTTGGATCGAGAACAAGATGAATGCCTATCTGAATAAAATCCTCAAAACTGATGGAGTTGATTATGTTATTGCTTCAGATACTGATTCCATTTATCTTAATATGGGTCCTTTGGTCGAAACTATATTCAAGGGAAGAGAAAAAACTACTGAGAGCGTTGTTACGTTCCTTGATAAGATCTGTCAAATGGAACTTGAAAAGTATATTGAAAGTTCTTACGAAGAATTGGCTGAGTATGTAAATGCTTATGATCAGAAGATGCAGATGAAGCGTGAGAACATTGCTGACCGTGGAATCTGGACTGCAAAGAAGAGATATATTCTGAATGTGTGGGATAGTGAAGGTGTACGATATGAGGAACCCAAACTCAAAATGATGGGTATTGAGGCAGTCAAGTCCTCTACACCAGCACCTTGCAGTAAGATGATTAAGGATGCTCTTAAAC